AAAAGCCAGTAAAAAAACAAGCTAAGTAAAATTGCTGGTATAACGCGTTCCACAATGCCAAACAAAACTACTTTTCCATAAAAAACACATATATATGCTATTACCAAAGCCCACACATAGCCATCACCCATGCGAGTGTAAAACCTCAAAAACTTATCCATTTTTGCCGAAAAAGAATGCCTTCGCCAAAAGCGAAAAAAACGTAAGTCTAAAGATTCCACAGACTTAAGCATAAACTAAAATCCTAACCCCATTCAGCCTAAGCTTTGGATTTTTCAAACTCTTTTTGCAGACAATTATGTCTTTTTTCTTTTTATCCAAAATACGACTGAGTTCAAAATCACGCAAAAGCATATAGGTTTCTTCTGTGCGATGAAGCTCGCTCTCCAAAATTGGAATCACTGTTTTTTCCGTTTCTTCAGATATTTTTTTTGCAATATGTTCAAGAGAATTTTTTGCTGTTTCAAAACCCTCCGTTGTAAAATATTCCAAAATGGAATAGGGAACATCTGTAGCTTTACTATTTTGCAATTGCTTTGCCAGCAAAGCCTCTGGAATATTTTGCGCATTTCCTTTATTATCCAGAACAACACTTAATAAACGCTCGCCCACTAGATTGTTTATTCCCCAGTGAGAATTCACAGAAAATTCAAGAATAAAATTGTATTGAGCAAAAACCTTGCCGTTTGGCACAAAATCGCAAACAACACAAGCTGCATTTCCAAAATCATCACTCAAGGCTTTGTCAAAAAGCCTTTGCATAATTGGATGCTCCCAATGAAAAAATTCTACGTTTTCATAGTTAATTGCGTTTTCCCTATTGGTTGCAACGGTAATGGAACAACCGTCAAATTCCGAAACCTCTCCGTTGTCAGAGGAATTAGCAAGGTTTGCCCCGAGCAAGGTTGCATGTTCGGGCTGCCCAGGTGCCCCTTTAAGAACAAAACTGCCCGGATAAATTCCCTTTTGAACTTCAATATCCAAAACAGATAGCATATCAAAGGCAAAAGTGAGAAGCTCTTCATTAGAATCCATTTTTTGCGCTTCTGCAAGCAGTTCCCCAGATATTTTTTTGTTTTGTGAATTGAACTCAAGCAAGCGGTCTCTGCCTGCTTCTGCTTTTTCGTTTAGCAACTGCATTTCTTTTTTGCCACGTGGCAAAAATTCCTTCAAAAATTTACTGAACTTTTTTGCTGGGCTTTCCAAATAGCTTTTAAGCTCTGTTTCAAATTTGGCATACATTTCGCCGCCGCCCATCAAGGAATGCTCAAAAATTCCAAGTGCCTCATGATACCACAAATAAAGTATTTCTGTTTTACTCTTTTTTACAAAAGGAACGTGAATGTAAATTTCTGCCCCTTGCCCAATGCGGTCTAAACGCCCAATTCGCTGCTCAAGCAAAGAGGAATCTTCTGGCAAGTCAAAAAGCACCAAATGCCGCGCACTTTGAAAATTCCTGCCTTCAGAGCCTATTTCTGAAGATAGTAAAACATTTGGGCCATCTGGCCGCATCCATGCCGCTGCCGCTTTATCGCGTTCCAAAGATGTTTCTTCTTCTTTAAATGCAACAGCAACATCTTCACCCAAAAACGATAAAAGTGAATTAACAGTATTTGATTTGGAACATATAAGCAAAATTTTGTCTTTTTTATGCTCGCCCACAAAATCAGAGAGCCAAGATTTTAACTCAGAATCACGTTCAAGCGTGTAAGTTTTCAATACTCTTTTAGGGAACCCCTTAACGCTTTTTCTAGTGTTGCGAAATACAGAAGAACCAGTGCCCAGAGCATCTATAACGCGGCTCATCCATTCCTCCGCAGTCAAAGATAAATCTGCTTTTATGGGCAACCACGAGCGAATTGGAGATTTTTTTGGAATGTTTTTTTGCAAATCTTCCCAAGAGAGTTCTTCATCTGAATCAAGAGAAATTTTAGATAAATCATTAGCCACGCTTTTATAGTTGTCTTGATTTTTTTCAAATTCCTCCCAGTTTTGAAAACGAGCGGAATCTATAAGTTTTAACCTGTAAAAATACGCTTCGGGAGCGAGTTGTATGGGCGTGCCAGAGAGCAAAAGCAAACCGGGGATTTTTTGAGAAAACTGCTCCGCAAGAATATATTCCGCATTTGCGCCCTCAGAAGTTTTTACTAGGCGATGAGCCTCGTCTATAATTAGCAAATCCCAAGGAGCCTCCAAAGCAGCAGCAGCAACAAATTTGTTCTCAAGCAAAAATTCTAAGGAACATATAACCGTATCGTGAAGCAAAAACACATTTTGCTCGGCAGTGGCATATTTTCTATGTTCAGAGATATAATCATCATCTATACTTGAAAACCAATGGTTGAATTTTTTGCCAAACTCAATTATCCACTGATTTTTTAGCTGTTCGGGAACAATTAGCAATGTTCTCTTTATTTTACCATCTGTTTGAAGCGCATTCCAAATCAAACCACTTTCTATGGTTTTGCCAAGCCCAACTTCATCGGAGAGCATAAGTCGCGGCAAAGAAACAGCTCTGGATGCCCTAAACCCCAAATACAACTGATGCGGCAAAAGCCTAAGCCTTGGTTTTAAAAAACCTCTAGCCATTGAAGATTTCCATATTCCACGCAGTTTTGCTGCGCTTTCCCTAAGGCAAAAATCAAAATTGCTAGAAAACTTTTTTTCTAGCAGCATATCAAAAATTTCAGAAGGAGAATCAGAGCCTTGCGATTTAAAATTGAGCAAGTCTTCCGAAATGCTTTTGTCTTTGCTTTTGTAATGCAAAAGGCCGTTTTCTTCTTCAACTTCTTCAACAAAAAGAGAGGTTCCTTTAGTTGATGTTGCTTTTTCCCCTATTTTCAAAATATAGCGTTTCAATGGAGGCTCGCCTTTTGAATTGTATGTGCGGCATTCACCCGAAACAGGAAAAAGCAAACTTATGGTTCTAAAATCCTGTTTAATAATTTGCCCAACGCCAAGTTCGGGTTCGGCATAGCTTGTCCATTTTTGACCTATTGCGAATTTAGGCACTATTCCTCAAGAATTCATTTAAAAAGCTCATTTCTATGCAAAAAACGCAGATTTTGACACCTACTTGACACCTACTTGACACCAATTTATTATTTTGCATAGTATGAAGATACAAAAACCAAAGCTCAAGGCAAGCCAGAAAGCCAGCAGAAGCCACAAGAAATTGACGGCAGGCGTTGATATTCCTAAAGCAGTTCCAAAGCCCAACGGCGTGGGTCACCCATTGCTTTACAGCCCTCAAATGTGCGATGCTCTTATTGAAGCTGGAGACAAGGGATTAACCAAAGTTCAGTTCTGTGCAAAGATAGGAATAAGCAAAACCACATACTACAACTGGTTAGATGCTTACCCAGAGTTCAAACACGCAAACGGCATTTACGAAGCTAAAATGGAGGCTTGGTACACATCTCTAGTCAAAAACCAGATGCTAGGCATAGAGCAAGTCGTCAATGGGAAAAAAATAACCCTCAATATAGGCGGCTTGGTTTGGTTCGGCAAAAACGTATGCAACTGGAAAGACAGGCAAGAGATAGAGGCGACTGTTGGCACAAAGATAGTAGAAGTGAGCAAGGAAGAAAATTTGCTTATAGAGTAGCTCTATGTTCCAGCACACCCCAAAGCAGCTAGAAGCCCTTAAACTCATAAAGGAGCATAAATACACGCTTTTAGAGGGCGGCAGGCGAAGCGGCAAAACGCTCATTGCATTGCGGTATATGTTTCTACGCGCATTGAAATTCAAGAACACAGACCATCTTATTGTAAGATTCCATTTGAAAGATGTCAGGGAAAGTATAGCCTATCAAGGAATACAACAGCTTTTCAATCTCTCCGGCACGAACTACGGAACTACCCTCAATAGCGTTGATTTGATTTATCATTTTGAAAACGGCTCCCGCATTTGGCTTGCCGGAACAGACGACAAAGACAGGCTAGACAAATTGCTATCCAAAGAATTTGCGACAATATACGAAAACGAGGCGAGCCAGCTTTCATTTGAAGCGCACGAAACATTGAAGTCGTCTCTAAATTCTCCAAGCCTAACCGGAAAAATGATTATAGACTATAACCCCCCAAGCGTTCATCATTGGGGCTACAAGATTTTCCACGAAGGGGTAACGCCAAAAGGCGAGGCAATAGCAAAGCCCGAAGATTATGCGATGATGCGGATAAACCCCGTAGATAACCCGAATTTGTCAGAGGATTATTTAGAAACATTGAAAAGTTTGTCAGAGGCGCAGCGTAGGCGGTTCTATTACGGCGATTACACCATAGACAACGGCTCTCTGTGGAAAAGGGAGCAGATTAAATACAAGGAGCTTCCAAAGAACGCGCCCGCTCGCATTGTCATCGCCGTTGACCCTGCCGGAGGCGGCGAAGACGAGATAGGCATAGTGGCGGTTGCGAAATACGGCAATCTGTATTGGGTCATTGCCGATAGAACGTGCAAAGGCACTCCGGCGCATTGGGCTGCGGAAGTGGCTGCTCTATACAACGAGCTGCAAGCAAGCGCGGTTGTTGTGGAGCGGAACTACGGCGGGGATATGTGCAAGGCGGTCATAAGGCAGTTTTTGCCTGTTGGCAGGATTATAGAGGTGGTTGCGAGCAAGAGCAAGATTTTGAGAGCCGAGCCGGTCTATTCGCTCTACGAGCAGGGTCTGGTTTGGCACAAAGAGCCTTTCACCGACTTGGAAATGGAGATGTGCAGCTACACGCCGGAAGCGGACAAAAGCCCGAACCGAATGGATGCCCTTGTTTTTGGCTTGACGGAACTCTCCAACTGCTCGGCTTGGTGGGCTATGGAGGATTAGAATTTACAACCCAAAAAGCAAAAATAGCCGCTTTTTATTAAATTAAAACTATGGATAAGCAATTAGAGATGTTCCCAGCAATAAAGCCAAAAGCGAAGCTAATGGCAAAAAACACATTCACAAAAGCCCTGCAAATGCTGGATAATCCTATGATGTATATGCAGCAATTCAATGAGGTGGCAAACCCCGCAACACTCAAAAGAAGCATACATCAAGGGCTTATTACGCACGATTACCATACTCTATCACATATCTACATAGGCAGCGGTCTTATAGCAACCGCGATAGAAAACCCCATAAACGATGCTTTCAGCAAAGGATTTGAGATAAAAAGCGAGCATTTAGGCTCTGACGACATTAAGCAGATAATGAACATGATAGACGAAAAAGAGCTTGTGGAGAAGATAAAAGAGGCGATGACGTGGCAGAGCCTGTTCGGGGGCGGGGGGCTTATTATAGCTTGCGAATACAGTAATGCCACGCAGAGAATTTTTAAGCTTGAAAAGGGAGAGGATTTTGACCTCTTTCCTGTGAATAGGTGGCAGCTCAATTTCAACCCTACGGGGATTAACCCCGCAGCAGGCATAGACGTGGATAATGCCGATTCCTTTTGGTTCGCAAATGAAGAGATAAACGCCAAAAACGTGATTTTGCTAAAGGGCAAGAAAGCCCCTTTCATCATTTCGCAAACTCTAAACGGCTGGGGCTTGAGCGATGTGGAGAAAATGATAAACGACCTCAACATTTACACCAAGACCCGCGATGTCCTTTTTGAGATTCTAGACGAGAGCAAAATAGATGTTTATCAAATAGACGGATTTTTGGAAGCGATTATGGGCAATAGAGAAGCGGCTATATTGCGTAGAATTGAGTTCCAGAACAGAATGAAAAACCATAAAAATGCTCTTGTAATGGATATTAAAGACAATTACCAGAATAAGCAAAACACATTCAGCGGATTAAGCGAGGTTTCGCATGAGAACCGCATAGACATTGCCGCCGCTCTAAGGCAGCCCGTTGTTAAACTGTTCGGAACAAGCCCAGCGGGTTTCACCAGCGGCGAGGAAGAGTTCGGGCAATACTACCAAATGGTGGATAGCGGTGCTAGGAAAATAGCGGCTAGGGTGTTGAAAAAGGTCGTGGCTCTGTGCGCCAATAGCCTGCTTGGATTTTGCCCTAGTTTCACGATAGAATTTCCCCCATTCAAAGCCAAGAACGAAAAAGAAGAAGAGGACATAGTAACGACAAAGATAGCCAACGCAGCCCAATTATTCCAGCTTGGGGCAATAACAAGCGTGAGCGAGTATTTGAAGAAAAGGAATGTTGAACTGTGAAAAATCTGCTCATAACCTGCAAAACAGAGGCGGCTATAGACATAGGCAGCCTCACGGAATTGCAAGGCGGTTTGAAGAAACGAAGCCAGAAGGATATTGACAAAATCAAACGCTCTATAAACAAGCACGGGTTTGCAACGCCCTTTTTTGTCTGGAAGGACAAAAAAACTAATTACGTGCTTGACGGTCATGGCAGGTTGGAGGCTTGCAAGCAAATTAGGGATATAGACGGCGTGGATATGCCACCTCTCCCCGTTGTCTATGTGGAGTGCAAAAACAAGGCAGATGCGAAAAACCTGTTGCTCAAAATAACCTCGCAATATGGCAAAGTCTCTCCCGCCGGTCTAGACGAATTTATAGAAGGCTTGCCGGATTTCGTTTATGACGATGTGGATTTGAGGTTTGAGAAAATAACCGTTTTCAACCAAGACGAGCTAGAAAAGAACTTGGACGACTGCGGCTTGAAATTCCCCGTTGTGATAGCCCAAGACCAGAGCGAATACAACAAATTGCAGCAGGTGAAGAAGTCTCTGGGCGTGTTCAGCGATGAAAACGCCATACAAGAGCTAATTGAAAACGCTTTGAGGGAGATAGAAAAAACGTGAACCTCTTTCTTCAAAATATGTTCTATATGCCGGCAATGGTTGAGTGGAGCGGCAACAAATGCGATTATGGCTGTCTTTATTGCTTCGTAGAAAATTCCAGCAAATACAAGGTGAATAATCCGGTGGAGATAGTGAATCAGCTTAAAAATCCCACAGGCGTTGCAGGGCAAGCGATTAAACTCGGCTACCCTCTATTGTTCAGCAACCGCACAGACCCATTTTCGCCCCATAATTTGCCTATTACAAGGCTCATAACGCAATTAACCGCAAATATGCCCAACGGCGTGATTTGGCAGACAAAAACGGGCAATTTGAAGGAAATAGAGGCGGTTCTCAATGCCTATGCCAAAACGGGAAAGAAAAACGCCATATTTGCCATTACAGTCAATACTCTTGACGACAGCAAACGCAAGCTAATTGAGCCGCACGCACCGCCAACGGAGCAGAGGCTAAAAGCTGCGGAAATGATTAAGAGCGCGGGTCTGGGTGTCATGGCTAATGTAGCACCTTTGCACAATGGGATTATACCATACTCGGAGTTCCCAGCCTTCGCAGACGAACTCTTAAAGACGTTCCACGTGGCACATAGTTGCACGTTCCATATATCCAGCAAGGCTTGGAAGAAGCGGCAAGTGGAATTAACGCAGGCTGGCATAAACACGCAGAGCGGCAGGGATTATGCCGATGCGGTGTATGAATACGAGGCGGATAACCCTAGATTCACACTCACAGACGGCAATAGCCTAACTCTATACAGCTATTACAGGGAAAGGCTAGGCAAGGTTGGAATTTTATACGGAGCGTTTATGGAGAATTTGCAACGAATACCAAGCGGAGCGGAAATAACCATTTATGACTATGTGCAGCCGTTTGAAAAGCTATGCCCCGACATCATAGACAAAGATATGAGAATGAGGGAATATCTCTGCTTGCAGGATTTGAATTTATACAAGCGTTATGACGTGCAGAGGGTAAGGACATTGAGGGAGCTTTTGACGTGGCTATACAACAACCCAGAGGCTAAATTCAGTCCATTGTGCAACAAGCTAACTACCTATGAGAATGGGAAAATATATAGATTATGAGTAAATCAACAAGGAGGCATTTATGCTCAAATCCAACAAATTAACCGCAAACAATATCAGAACCGAATCTCTGCCGGGGTTAGGAAGCGGAGTAGGTAGAAAAGCGGTAAAATCATTTGCGGCAAGCGGAAATAGGATTTTCAAAAACAACGGCGAAAAGGTAGCCAACTTAAAAACAAGAGTCCAGAAACACAAAAACAGCTAATATGCTCACTCCCCTGCTGGAAGCGTTTGGGCTTCCAACCGCTCACAACGGCAAGCCCGATTTTGAGAGCCTCATTGCCTCCAAGATAAGAGACGGCTCTATAAAGGCTTATGGTATGGGTGAAAGGCTGGAAGTGCCCCCTTCGGAAAGCAAGGCAAGGGATTTTCTCCTTGAAAACGGATGGCGGTTCAAGAACGGGTATTTCGTGGCAAAGCCCGAAACATTCAGCAGATATGCCAAACGCTTGCAAGCGGCGGTCATGGACAACAAGAACAACGCCGTCACGCTCAAAGCTCTTGCAGATGCTAGGATAAGCCAGATAATGGAAACAGTCCAGCAGGGCGATATATTCATACCTCAAAGCGAGATAGACCAATTCACGCAGATAGCCAAAAACGACTTCCAAACAACAAAGACGAATCTGGGAATAAGCATAGAATGGAACGATGATATTGCAAGCTCTTTGCAGGATAGGATAAACGAGAACTACAAAAAGAATTTCGCAGGCTTCACAGAGAAACAGGCACAGGAGATACGCTCGTGGGTGCATGAGCGTTTTGTCAATGGCGATTTGAGCAAAAAGTCTATGGTGGAGTATTTCACCGAGCAATACGAGATAAGCAAGGAGCGGGCACGGTTCTGGGCTAGGCAGGAGCTTTCAATGTTTGTAAGCACTCTCAAAACGGAGCAGATGAACGCGGCTGGATACCGCTACTATGAATGGGTTGCGGTTATGGATAACCGCACAAGAGACGACCACAGGGATTTGCATGGCTCTTTGCAAGATACATACAACCCGCCCGTGGTTGATTTGCGAACAGGGCGAAGGGGCAACCCTGGTATGGATTTTAATTGCCGCTGTTTTGCCAAGTTCATAACGGAAGAAGAGTATTTGGAGAGGCAAAACGAGCTTTCAGAGTAAAATTCTTTGTCTCCTCGTGGAGAAAGTCAAGAAAAAGTCAGGAAAAAGTCATTGGGCTACGAACCCTGATAAAATAAGGGTTTATAGGCATACCCCCCATAAAAAAGCCCTATTTTTTTACCAAAACGCTATTTTTAGCTCAAAAATGCAGGTTTTGAGCCTCTTTGTCTGGAAATACCCCCTCCCCCCACCCATTTTGCTAAAAATAGCAATGCAACCCAAAAACCGATTCACGGGCATATAAGGTATATTTGCCTCAATGCAGCCCAAAAAACACTTTGCGATTTTTCTTATACCCGGACTATGCTCTTACGAGGATAAAGGCGATGGCGTGTGGCTGTTCCAAAAAACGGCTATAGACAATTCAGTAGGCTCATTCATAGGCAAGCCCGTACAGATAGGGCATGGCGAAGGAAATCAAGTCGTTGGCTATGTATGCGATGTTAAATTTGACGAGTATCTCGGTGCTTATGTTGCGGACTTTTTCCTCCTTGACGAACAGGCAGAAGGCATGGTAAGTAGCGGCGACCACTTCCCATCTTGCGGCTATACGGTTGAGGAGCAGGGGGAGGGGGGAATATATAATCAGCTTGAATATAGCATGGAAGTTCTCAAAGCGAATTTTACCCATTTGGCTATAGTTGATAGCCCAAGATACTCGTGCGGAGTGTTTGATTTTTACAACACGAACACCCCAAATAGCGTTGATAAACCTAAATTAGAATTGAAAGCTATAAACTCTGGAGGCAGAATGGCTACCAAGAAAAAGACCGCCAATAATGAGAGCGGCACAGAGGAAGATAAAAAAGATGAGGCTACGCAAGCCGAGAATAGCTCTACAGAAGGCGAGACTACTGCCACAAACAGCACAGAGGGCGAATCCGTTTTAGACAAAGTTGTTATTACCCCAGACGGCGAAATGCCTATAAATGAGCTTGTAGAGAAATACAAGAAAATTGTAGCGGACAATGCGAAAAGAATCATAGACGAGAATGAGAGTTTGGATATTGACGGCAAAAGCGTCACAGTCAAAGAGATAATAGAAACAGTATTTGGCAGCTCTAAGGAAGAAGAACCAGCTCCAGCGGAAGAACCCCCTCCCCCACCCCCCGCAGAAAACGAGGGCGATGAGGAAGACGAGGAAGAGGAAGAACCGCCAGCGGCGACAAATTCCAAGTCCAAGAGCGCAGTAAATGGCGTGAACAAAATGAAGAAGGCGGCAACAGCGGCTAACTCTGCTCCAACAATCAATAATTCAAGGCTACCCAATGAGAGCAGAAACGCTTTCAATGAACGAATGACCAAACAAATTTTCTTAGGAGGTTAAAAATATGGCATTTACAGAATTAAACAGATTTGCGCCGGAAGTGTTGAACGGGCAGCTTGCTCTCGTCAATGGCAACCAGCCGAATGTCCTTAATGTGATGTTCAAGGCAACAAGTAATGGGCAAACGCTCAAGGCTGGCGATGCGGTTTATTTCGCAACAGGAAAAAGCCTAACGCCTCTTGTAAATAAAGCGGCTAGTGATGGCGATGTGCTGGGCGTTGTTTTGGTAAATCAGAAAAAAGACACTTTTGTAGATGGCGATATGGTAGAGGTTGCTTGCAGAGGCTCTATAGTATATATGCAAACTACTGATGCTATAGAGCGTGGTGCGGAATTTGGGAATATAGGCATTGCACTTGACGATGCCGATGCGGGTGAATTTACAAGGGTTTCAATCATAGGAGTGCTATAATATGCCAAACGCAACCGGATTTTTGCAGGAAATAAACACATTAACGCAGGTTATAGAGCCTATACTCAAGCAGAATAACTACGAAGTTCCCAATATACCGGATTTCGTGGATTTTGATTTTACTGGTGCTTATATGGATAGGATTATTCAAGGGCGCACCCGCTCGCACTCTAGAAGAGGCGCAGGATTCAGAAGCGGCTCCCCCGGGTTTGCAAAAGCCCCGCACGTGGAAGTTTCCAGAGATACTATCTCTATAAATAACTATCCGTGGCTTGAATATATATTGTGGTCTAAATACGAGCTTGAGCAGGCAAAACGCGGAATTATATCTTTTGACACTCTTGCCGAGAGAGTAGATGCCGTAAAGAAAAGCTGGGATTTGGATAAACAAGATGCTATTTTCTGCGGATTCAAGGAAGGCAATATAGAGATTTTCGGCTTGCTCAATATACCGAATGTAAATTCTAACAATACTCTTATACCAGACGGCAAAGCAATAAAGAATTTATCGGCAACCGAAATGCACAATTTCATAGCGAAAATTTTGGACGCTTATGCGAAAAATTCAAAAATCGCTACTATGCCCGATAGGTTCGTTGTTCCTCTTGCCGATTATCTCGGCTGGGGAAATACTTTGGTGGCTTCTCCCGATTTGAATAATGTTAATGTCATTCAAAAATCCATAGTTGAATACTTAGAGGATATGTTCAAAACTATGACCCAGAATCCTAGCTTCAAAATTTTGTTTAGCAAATACAGCGAAGCTAGTATTATGAAGGAAATCACCGGAATAGAATTAAACCGCTATGCTCTCTATAAAAAAGAGAGGGAATCATTGCGTTTTGTTATCCCGCAGGAATTGACAAATTCCAATATAGTGGAAACAAGCCCAGAAACATTCTCTATGGCTGCGAGCGGTCAGTTAGCGGGTATAATCTGCGGCAGACCTGAGAACATTCTTTACCTTGACACAGCGGAGGCATAAATGATATTGCAAAGCAAAGCAACGGGCGACATGACTTTCAATGACGGCAAGAAAACAAAAACCCTCAAAGCAGGCGGAACTCTTGTTGTTGAAAGCGAAGAAGTTGCTAAAAAGTTAATGAAGATGTATCCAGGCATCATAGTTAAGGTTGATACAGGCAAAGCCGAAGAAGATGAAGCCGAAGAGGAATCTCTCATTGAGGGCGATGCGGAAGCCGCAGAGCAGGCAGCAAAAACCAAAACAACCAAAGGGGGCAATAAAAAAAATGTTTCAGCCTCCAAAAATAGATGAGTTCAAAGATTTCTTTGACGGCGGCGAGTTCGTTTATGGCGAGCAGCCGCCTTCTGTGCGTGACAAGGACATAGAGAGAGCGCAGCAAGAAGCTCTAATCATATTCCCCTCAAACCTATTCCCGAATGAAAAAGAGGCTATTACGGCGTTCAATTTCTTGACCGCCCATTTTCTTTTGACGGCTATGAACCTTCGCAAGAGCGGAGGCGCGCCGGAGTTCGCGGTCTCTAGCCAGTCCGCAGACGGTTTGAGCGTTAGCTACCAAATGGCTACTTTCCTGAAAGATTCATTTTTGTCTCAATTCACGACTACCGGATTTGGAGTTAGGTATGCCTCTATGGTCTATCCTGCCGCGCTTGCGAATAAGCCGAGCCTAGTCAGGGGGGGGACTACCCCATGAGAGAAGGCATACACATAAATAAGGCTCTTGGCGAGAAATTTGCCAGTATGCGGATTAAAGTAGGTGTATTTAATGTAAAATATCCGCCTAAAAAAGGCGAGACAGAAGACGGCTTGCCTGTTGCTGCTGTTGCTGCCATTCATGAGTTCGGAAGCCCTAGAAGGAATATACCGAAGCGGTCTTTTCTTTTGGAGCCAATAAAGCGTGATTTGCCGGATATTGCAAAGAACGCAAAAAGCGTGAATGACATAGGCGTTAAGCTGGTTGCGGCTTGCCAAGATGAGATAACAACGGAAGGGCACGGCTCTTGGGAAGGGTTCAGCGAAAACTACAAAATGCGCCCAAGCGGACAACCCTTAGATAGCAGCAGCAAACTTTTAAGGGACACAGGCTTGCTCTCACAAAGCATAACATTCAAGGTAGAGGGCGTGTAATGCTAGATATTTTGCCACAGCTAGGAATAAGCAGCGGAACTGGAATTTTGCTTTTTTTCATTTTGCAAAAAATGATAGAGCATAAAAACGAAAAGATTGTAGCATTGCAAAATGAAGCCACAGAGCATAGAAAAAAGGAAAGAGATGACCAAATCAAGCATTTGAAAGATGAAAGAGACTCTAAATTTGAATTGCAAAATGAAAAAATAAAATCATTGGATAACAAAGTTGATAAGCATATTGAAAAACACGATGACTGGGAAAGGCTGGTTTTTGGCAAGCTGGAAAAAATGGATGAACGTCTTAGATTGCAAAATGAAACTATGATAAGGATAGAGAGTTACATGAGAGGCAAAGAAGATAGAGGCAGAGATGCTAAAAGTTCTTGATTTCATAGGCTCCAATATAATAACCGAGTTTGCTGGGCAAGATTTATACAGGCTCAAGGCGCAAGTCTCTGTTAGCGTTTGCACCAATGAGGGAAAACTCACGTACAATATGTATGCAGGCTTCCCTACCAACATGCGCAGCGGAAGCCACCTCATAGATTTTATCATTCCAAAATTCACCAAGAACAACAAATACAACCTTGCCCTATTATGCCATGATTTCGCATACACGCAAAGCAAGTTCCAATATGGCATATTAAGCCGCAAACTTGCCGATGAACTCTTGCGGCAAATGGTGGTATTGTCCGGCGAGCTTGGGGAGTTCAGGGCTGGCATTATGTATAGGGCATTGCGCATAGGGGGCGGCTACGCTTATGACAGCGAGAACAAGGGCGATTATGCTGGCGCGGAGGATTATATGGATTTCCGCTGGGAGGATAAATAAATGATTCCCGATTTATCCCCTGCTCTTAGAGGCTGGACTGAACCTGTGCAGGTTTTCATATCCTCAAAAAAGACTAAGCACGGAATCTCCAAAGAAACATTCTTGACTATGGCTATAAACGGCAATTTGCAAATGGGCGACAATGACGATTTGAAGATATTGCCGGAGAGCGAAAGGCATTTTGCCATATGGAGGCTGCTCGTTGCAGAGACAAAAACATCTCTAAGGCAGGGCGATTTGGTGAAAATCTTTTATCAAGGCGAAGACAAATACTTTAAAGTTATAGGCATTAGAGATAATACAAGAAGCAAATTCATGCGGTATATATTGCAGGAGAGAGCTAAAGATAGCAATGTGCCGCCTGAAATTTCCATTCCTGGAAGCAATGTGCCGGATAATGTCCTGCTATCTCAAGACGGCAGGTATCTGGTAGCGCAGGGGGGCAAATGAGCGCGCTCTTGGAATTGTCCGAAAAGTTCATCAAGGTTATGGAAGAGTTCATGCCGGAGCTTGAAGAACATATAGTTATTGATGGCCAGAATTGGCAAGAGCCAAATGACGGCAAGCCCTTTGTTATCATTAGCGAAGAGAAATACGAACTAAGACATTTCACGGACAAACCGGAAGGCGGAGATGCACAAGACGAATATGCAAGAACATTCCATATAACTCTGCACGTGTATGGCAGGGATTTAGACCCCATAAGCGTGGCGGAAAAACTCGTATTTCTTGGTGATAGAACGATTAACCAGCAAAAGTTTTTCGCAAACGGAATGGGCGTTTTCTGCAACAGGAAAATTAATCCACGTCATGAACGAGACGGCTCTACGATAATACGGAGATATGATATTGAGTTTGCCCTTACATCTATAGGCAAGAGCGAGCCGAGCAGGCTGGAATTTGAGGAAGGAACATTGAAGGATTTAACTTTTGAGCAGTGAGGTAAAATAGTATGCTTGACATATCAAACATAGTAAGGATAACGGTGCTGGAAGCAGGCGCGAGCCTTGCCAATGCGAACACTAGCGCGCTTGCCCTGATAACGCACAGCAACCCTGTTGTGCCTAATTTCGGCGATTACAGGGTTTACCTAAGCCCCGAAGGAGTGGCAAAGGATTTCGGGGCAGGCTCCAGCGTTGCAAAAAGGGCTAATGCGGTATTTTCGCAATCACCCAATATAACGAGCGGGGGCGGCTATCTTATAGTCATACCTCTGCTTGGCAATGCCGATGCAGCCCCTGCGGTCATTAATTTGTCGTCAAGGAATTTATCGGATTTGCCCACGGAGCTTGTTATGTCATTCAGCGTGAATGGCGAAACAAAAACAATACAAGTATTTAAAGAAAACGCTTTGGACGCATCTACTTTGAGAAATTTTGAGGCGAGTTTCAACAAACTCCTCAATGCCATAGGCGTGCAGGCTGATTTGAGCGGCTCTCTTGCTTCTGCAAATATAAGGTTTTCAACTGTTGGCGTGGGGGGCAATAGGTCGCTCAATATAATAGCAACCCCAAATCCTACTGTTGGCGATTTGGCGGTTTTGCTTGGCGCGGTCGGGCAATCTGCCACAGGCGCGGACAATGGCGAGGAGCAGTTCAAAGAGGCTATACTCCGCGCTATGGAGAAGGTGTATTTCTTCGGCGTTATGTTTGACGAGATAGTTGATGAGAGATACTCTGAATCACGCTTCAAAGAAGTAGCCCAGCTTATGCAGGGGCTTAAAAAACTATCATTCACGGCTACCAACATAAGAGACCGCGTAACGGACAATTTCCAAGCCATAGCAGACGGCGGCTTCACGCATACACGCTGCCTGTTTCACGGAGGCTCTCCCGAAGATGCCTTGACGTTCATGGCGGCTTATGCGAGCAGGGCTATGTCCGTCAATTACAACGCTGAAAATTCAGCTTTGACCATGAACCTAAAAAGTTTGAGCGGCGTGGATAAAGACGATATAGACCAGACCTTCTACGGAACTCTGCAAACGGCAGGAACGGATTTCTATGCCAATTTCGGTGTTTCCAAAGTAATCTCAAACGGCGCAAACAAGTTCTGCGATGACGTTATGAACCTGTTAGCCCTTGAATTATCCATACAGGTGGATTTGTTCAATACTCTAGGAACGGCACCTACAAAAATAAAGCAGACGGAAGAAGGCATGAATTTCGTTAAGAGCAATTTAAGGCAGGTTCTTGAAAAGTTTGTGAGGGCTGGCGTTCTTGCACCTGGCGAGTGGAATGGCTCGGAAACTTATGGGAATGCAGAAAAGCACAAGGCAAGCATTAGGCAGCTTGGGTATTGGATATACTCTTTGCCAATAGCACGGCAGTCGCAGGCGGACAGGAGCAAGCGTGTCGCGCCGGCTTTGCAGGTGGCGGTCAAGTTTGCAGGGGCATTACATTCATTTGACGTAGTCTTATTCGCGGAGGTATAAAATGGCAAATTCATTGCTTGGTAAAGGCGCGTTGTTCTTTGGGTCAGCAGAGCCAAGAGTATTCTCTGATTTTGCCAACGGCAATTTCTTAGGGCTTGAGTTCGGCAACCAGATAAGCACAAGGGAAATAGGGCGTGGCGGTAGCGTAATATCATACAACAGCAACTCAAAGCAGGCTACTCTAACAGTGCGCTTGATAAAAGGGTCGCCCGATGATTTGTTTCTGAATGGAATATTGAGCGATTATGATAGAAGCCCCGAAACATTCGTATTGTTTGCAGGCTCTATATCTATGATGCTTGGCGATGGCACAGGGTCATCTACAACGGAGAATTATTTGCTTACGGAAGGCAGCTTCATAAACAAGCCGAATTTCACAACGGACACAGGCGGCGATGCCGAGAGCGGCGTATCTGTATGGACTTTTGACGTAACGGCAGTAAGGAACTTTGCATAAGGAGGCAAAATGGCAAAAGAAATAACTCTGCCGAGCGGCAATAAGCTGGTTGTGGGCGAGATTACATGGGAGCAGGTTTGCGAGCTTAGAGCATATATCTGCAACACGCTCAAATCTCTAACCGTAAAGGGAGAATCGTTTGAGGCTGTTATTTCAGGCGTGAAGGAAATTCCCTATTACCTTGAAAATGCTGACTTTAGGAATATGTTTTTTGGGTTCGCTGATAGGTCTGGCATAAAGGGCAAAGACGGCAAGCTGGAGAATTTAATCCCTGCATATTTCAACAAAAGGGAAAATTGGGGTGATTACTACCCTGCTTGCTGGTCTATATTGGAGTATAACCTAACCCCTTTTATAGATGGGTTAAAAAGTTTGCTCCCAAAAAACTGGATAGCTCTAATAGAGAAACTGATACAAATGAACAAGAGCAAGACTTTGGGTTAGAGGTTGCTGTGTTCCTAGCCTCTTGCGGATATTGGGGCGGCAACCCCGAATTGGTTATGAAAGCACCTGCTAATATGGTGCTGAAAGCCATTGACGTTGCCATTTCGCAGAAAAAGGAAAAAATGGATTTTATCGTTGGCATACTTGAAGGCATAAATAGGGGGCTAAGATGAGCGAAAGTCTCAATGTAGCCGACTTGTTTGCAACGGTCAAGTTCAACCCAGACCAAGCCAGCTTGGGCGATGCTCTCAAAGATGTCAAAAGCAAGTTTGAGGATATTTCCAAAAAGGTGAATGGCATAGCGAGCGGAGTGAAAGGATTGTTCGCTATACAGGCGTTCTCTGCCGTTGCTGGCATTGCAAACAAGATAGCAGGCAATATAGGGGCGGCGGCGGCAAATGCGCAGCACCTTTCCAAAATGGCTCAAAGAACGGGTAAATCGGTTGAGGAGCTTCAAAAGCGGCAGGGCTTGAGCGTTATACTGAGCAAGCAAGAAGTGGATGCTTTGGCGAACATAAGCCGCATGTTCTCTGATATGAGCAATGTGGCAAACAAGCAAATTGCAAGGCTTGCGACTGCCATAGAGCCTATAATAACGGGCGTGAGGGAATTTCTCAACAGCAAGGAGTTTCAGGGGATTATAGAGGGGTTCAAAAATGACATTCTGGAGATTTGGAAGATAGCAAGCCCGATAATGAACTCGGTTTTCAGCATATTCAAAAATGTGTTCGGGTTCGTGAAGCAGATTTGGAAGGCTCTTCAGCCTGTGTTCGCGAGCGTGGCGAGCATAGTTAAAATGGCTATGAATTTCATAAACACAGCTATAAAGAGCAGCCTTCCGGCAATAATGAGAATTGTCAATACTATTTTAAAACCGATAAAAACTCTGTTCATTATTATAGAGGAGATTTTCGCCATATTTGACGATAGTGTGGATGGCTATTTTGAGAGCAAGCCGGAGTTCAAAGAAGCGATAGAAAAAATGAAAGGAGTGGTAAATTTTTTAAAAGGCTTCTTTGAGTATTTAGCGGATATAGTGGAGTGGATAATAACCAAAACGGCGGAGGGCTGGACACTTATTTTTGAGCGATTGCCTGAACTCTGGCAATGGCTTGTGGATATAGACAAGAAGATAACCGAATTTTTCGGCAAGTTCAAGATTTTCCAAAAGATAGGCGAGTTGGTGAATGGAAAGATAGAATTTGAAAAAGTGGATACTTCGGATTTTGACGAGTTAAATAAAATGATAAATAAGCCCGAAAAACGTTTTCCAAACTCCACAACCAACAACACGAGCAACATTACAGTCAATATAAATGGTTCGGCAAACTCTCCCTCACAAATAAAGAAAGCCGCAGAGGAAGGCGTTATAAACGCAAACCGCTTAGGAAATGCTATGAGGTAGGATTATGGATATAAAACCCTGCTTCTTATCCGCTAGAGATGAACCGAGCCTAAGATTTAAATTTGACGTTGAAAACGATTTTTCCTTAACGAGAACTCTAACCGTATCCAGCAAATGGAACGAGAGCGGTTTTGCGGTGGCACAGGCGGCAGCGGAAGAACCTGCCGAGATTAGCCTAAACGGAAAAATAGGCTATCTTGTTTCCGGCGATACAATGCTTGATTTTTTGTACGAAGATTTGGACAAAGCCCAGAACAGGCTCTCTATGATTCAGGGCAGCGTTGTTGGCGGCTTGATAAAAGAGCAGACAAAATTCGTCTCTAAGGTTCTGAATACAGTGCAGGTTGCAACCCACGCCGTTGATAATTTTATTACAAAAATAAACAAGGAAATAAATGGAAATGATAGGCTTGAAAGGTTGAAAGGCGATTTAAAAAGAATGGTTGTGGAGAAAAAACTTTTGAGGGTGGTTACATTCAAAGAAAACATAGACAATGCTATGATAACAAGTTTCACAATAAACCACGAGGACAAAATAGACCAAGTTCTTTTAATATCATTGTCTCTTAAAGAAGTCCGTTTTGTGAAAATAAAAACCGCCAACCTTGAAAGGGCGAATTTTGCACAGAATATGTGCAGGGCTGATATTGGTCTTGCTCCGAAGATTGAGAGCGGACAGGCTACTCTAGGTGCAAAGCCAGATAATCGTACGGCTCTGCAAAGGGCTGGAGGAGATTGGGATAGAGCAAGAGGGGATATTTTATGAACTACGTTCAAGGCATAGTAGCGACAAGAGAGCAGAGCTTCATGCTGAATGGCGTTTCATTCACTCTAAGATACCTCCCTTTAGTCATGCGGTGGGAGCTTGATTTTGACAACAAGAGCGGCATTATGGCTCATAGCCTGCGTGTTGTGCGTGGCTCTGTGTTGGAACTGTTCAAAAGGAGACTAGGCTTTGATTTGGTTTGCGGCGGTGATTTTGATGTTCTGTTTATGCTAGACGATTTTTCCAGCGGCAAATTCTGGTTTGAGGTGATTGAAAATGCTTGATTGGAAATACAAAATGAGCCTATACAGGGAAAAGACGGGCGCAACCGCCGAGATAGTAGAGCCTCTATCGGTTAGCTTTGACATAACCCGCACAACACAGACTACGCCAAACCAAGCCGATTTCACTGTGTATAACCTTCACGAAAACACCCGCAGGGCTTTTGAGAAAATGAAGCCCATAGATTATGATGACAAGGAAAAAACGGACTATGGAATGAACGACTATTGCTCCGTTGTTTTCTCTGTGCAGAGAGAGGGCGGGGTTGAGTGCGTTATATTCAAGGGCGATGTAGTAGAGTGCAATAGCGAGCAAAATGGCGGCGAGTGGGTAACGAAATTCAACTGCTCCGATGGATATTTTGCAAAAAGATACGCCTCTATTAGCGGGCACTATGAAAAAAATTCGGATATGAAAAGCATATTGGAAAGGGAGTGTAAGAAATGGAAATTGGGCGTGGAACTGAATACAGAGTCCGCGAAAAATCCCGTTCCGATAACAATAAAAGAAACGTTTGATAAAAGTTTGGGCTGGATATATCCCAATAATTGGTTCATAGATAACAATACTCTTGTGGCTGGCGGTTTGAAAGACAAAATCATATACAGGATAGACCGCGATTGGCTCGGCAAAACCCCTAAGCGTGAGCAGAATGTATTGAATATAAATGCGATGTTTTTCCCAGAGCCTAGACTAGGCAATATAGTGGAGGTTGAAAGCAAGGAATATGGCGAAATGGGTCAATGGGAAGTGGCAGGGATAAACCATAAGGGAGAGTTTCCGGCAGGCGATATGGAAACAGATTTCACTCTTATTCCAGTGGGGGCTAGGTTTTCCAATGAATGACGATATTTTCCATAATCCTGAAAACGAGATTGTCAATTTCGTGAATGAATCCATAGGCAAAATCAACTGCGCCAAAGCTGGAAAGATTTTGTCGGTCAATGACGACAACACAGCTACCGTTGAACTCTTTGACGGAACTAAACTTAATTGCTTGTTGTTCTGCCTTGCTGGTGCAAATGCGTTCATAGACTTTGAGGATTACAAAGATTCTCATTGCCTTGTTGTTTTCAATGACGATGACTTGACACGTTTCAAAACGCAGAACAACACATTTAAAGATATAGATGCGAGAAAGCACACTCTTAACAACGGAGTGGCATTGAGCGGCTTGTTTCCGTTTGGCAAGAGACCGCAGGGGAAAAATCATTTTGTCAGCTTTGAGCAGTTGGATAAAATTTTAACCGAATACACTGAAAGTATAAAAACTTGGCAAACCAATTTAAAAACGTCTCTAACAACAGCTACAGCAGCCGGTAACGGCGCGCCTATAACGTGGATTAATCCATTGCCACCAGCAACAGACAAAATAGACATAGCAACCTCCAAGATAGGGGGCATAGTCCATAATGATTAGACGGCTTGACGAAAATGGCGATTGGACATTCGGCTCTGGAAGAGGCTCATATATAGGCGGTCTTGAAGGGCTTAAATTGCGCCTTAAAACGCAGCTCAAAGAATGGACTGGGGATTGCTTCTTCGCTCTTGATAGGGGCATAGATTGGCATTTGGCGGACAAGAGGGAAAGCCTCATATTGACACAGATTCGCAATATAATAATGAGAAACAGGGATGTTCTGGCAACGGAGCAAATCTCTATTGAAAAGCTGGGAAACAGGGCTTGGAAGCCGAATATAGACGTACTGCATATATACGACAATAATCTGATGCCGTTTGAGCTTACCGCCGATGGAGAGCCACCCCCTCCCCCCTCGCCCCCTATGTTCCTGATAAACGTCATAGACGGGTTTGCAAAGACGGTAGCGGCAAGAGCAGGCTCTGTGGTTACGATAAAGGCAGACGAACCGCCCGAAGGCTACGTGTTCAGCCATTGGGAAAGCTCGCCAGCGGTCGCATTCACTTACGGCTCCAACGAATACAATAGCCTAGCGTATTTTATTATGCCAGCCAGCATAGTTACATTGACGGCGGTATTTTTAGGCTCTGCAAGGCATTTGCTAACGCAAGACGGCAGGCGGTTCATAGCGCAAGACGGAACATTCATAGTATTGCAGGACAACGAATAAGGAGGATTTATGATAGGCAATAATGCAACGATATGGGATTTACCGGAAGTGGATTTGGAAGAAGCCGCCGAGCAAGATGCGGCTCTGCCATTGGCTACGGAAACGGGCAATTTCAAGCTCAAAATTTCCATAGTCAAGGAAGCTATGGACGGGGTGAATAGCAATGGCGAGGCTATAGAACTCATAACAGAGGATTTATCCGGTTTGCAAGGCAAGCTGGAAACTCTCATAGGACAGCTTGCAACGCAGCTTGACAAAGACGTTCAGACACGCACAGAGATAGAGGCAACAGACAGCAACATTTTCGTCAGGATAGAAATGACGAACATAAAGACGGGGCACAAAGAAACGGTAGTGAAGGAGATGCCTCTGGCGAGCGACACGCAGGCGGGCGGCATAGATACGGTTATGTACAACGCTTTTGTGCAGATGCAGGCGGACATAACCGAGATTTACAACTCTATGCAGGGTATGCCAAAAACGGCGGTTGTTGCTGGCATGGCAGAAGACCCCTCGCAAAGCGACATTACAGCGGCTTTCACGAGTGCAATGGGCGAAGAGCCGAATGCAAACGACAGGCTTGTTAATGTTGATTTTAATGTTGAATACATATACTCTAGCGAAGGTGTATGGAGCTATCTAGGCAGGAGTGCCATAGGGTTTGCCACTTCGCAGACAGACGGCATAGTGAAGCACTCTGTTATAGCAGGAACTGTGGGCTATTATGTTGAGGGCGTTGGGCAGGTGAATGGGTGGGACGAATTGGTTGCGGCGGTTGGGCAGAACAAAACGAACATGGATTGGTTCTTGGCCAACAACAGGCTCAATGCAGTCACAGCCACAACGGTCATAGGCATTGACAACCCTAGAGCCGACATAAATATACCAGCCAACACCGCCGACTGCCTTACCTATTTCAACACTGCGGTCAGCCGCATTCCCGCCAGCGGCGGCAAAATAGTGGTTCTTGAAGGCACATACCCGATAAGCACGTGCTTGGAGATAAACAACAAGACGGGCTTGGTTATTGAAGGAATGGGCGTAGGCACAAAGATTGTCAGAACATCGCCGAATGATACAACCACATCGGTTAATCTGAGCGAAATACTGCAGGCATCGGTCATTTGCCTTAATGCCTGCGATTCATGCGAGGTGAAGAATTTAAAAGTAGATTTTCAAAACACCGGAGCGGGTAATTGCTATGGCATATCTATTTATAGCTCTAGCAACAACACGGTGACGGGGAACACGTGCAGCAATACCGCCACCAGCACGGGTGCTTGCGTTGGCATACAAATCAACTCTGGCAGCAACAACACGGTGACGGGGAACACGTGCAGCAATACCAGCACGGGTAATTGCTATGGCATACAAATCAACTCTGGCAGCAACAACACGGTGACGGGGAACACGTGCAGCAATACCGCCACCAGCACGGGTAATTGCTATGGCATATCTATTTATAGCTCCAGCAACAACAACACGGTGACGGGGAACACGTTTGCAGGCAAAACGGCAAACGTGACGAATACTTATGTATTTGATATTCCCACCGGAAACAACTACAACTTGGTCACCAACAACAACGCAAGGAACTGGACTCAATACAACGCCACGCTTCTCAGCGGCAGCAACATAGGCACACCGACAACGATAGCCGCTCTGCGAACAGGCGGTGTTATGGGATTCAACGTTATATAGGAGAACCTTATGAGCACAGTAATCACAAAATCTGGAGTGCAAGCACCAACGCAGGCAGAGGTCATAGCCAGCTTGCAGAGAGACCGAAGAAGGATATACGGCGAGGATATAGAATTAGAGCCGAACACGCCAGACGGACAGGAGATAGGCATAGAGGCACAGGCTATAACGGATATAAACGAGGGTATCAAAAACCTGTTCGCATCTCTGTTCCCGTCATTGGCGGAGGGAAATTACCTTGACTGGAACATGGATTTGATTAGCCTTAGAAGGATAAGCGGCTCCCCTGCCTCTATTCTTCTCAGGCTGGATTTTGACGGAACTCACGACATAGAAGAAGGCACTTATGTTGTGAGTATGCAAGGAACGAATTTCACCAACGACAAAGCAATAACGGAACAGGGCTTGTACGCATTCACCGCTGCGGACAATGGGGCTATGCAGTTCGCACAAGGAGACCCCGTTAGCGTTACCACGCCCGTAATCGGGATAACCGCCTCTTACGCAAGCACCATAAGCAACGGCTCCGATTACGAGAGCGATACGGATTTCCGAAGGCGGTGGCGTGACAGGGTTGCGAACAGAAGCGGCTCATCTTCACGCATAGCCATAGGCATAGAGCAGATAGACGGCGTGGCGGACTGCAAGGTGTATGAGACAACCAACTATTCATTTGACATCATACCCCCCAATAGCATATATGCCGTTGTAATGCCGGGTAGCTTTGATTATGATAAGGTTCTTGATGCTATATACAGATTGAAGCCACCAGGTATAAGGTCATTCTATTCAAGTGATAATCCCCCAGAGCAGAGCAAGCTCTTTGGAGACGGAATGATAGCTATAGGGTTTGATTTGGCTAAACAATACATCATACCGAGAAACAGATACAGCTTGAAGTTTAAGTATAAAGCGAGCGGCGGAGAGGCAAACGAGGGCGATATACTCGCTCTATTGCAGACAATCAAATTCCGCATAGGCGAGACTGTGTTCGTGAGCGATATTGAGCGTTTCGTGCTTGATGCGATGCCCGAACTCTTTGCTGAACGTGGAAACCATATTGACAACCAAGCCTCATTGACCGGAATGGTAGGGACATATTATGTTTTCTGACATAGATTTCAACAATCCAGAAGAGGTTGCCGAATACTATGCCAACCAGCTTATATTGCAGTATATAAGCAAGCCGAAGGCACGTGAAACGATAAAATCATTTGCCAGAAACGCATTTGTGAATTTCAGGGATATGGGCAAGTGGCGTTCTCTTAAAGATGCGAGCGGTGCAGCCCTGCTTGCCATAGCCGAATTGTTTGGCATTTCCGGTGATTATACGGGCATAGATTTCAGGGACAAAAAGTATTTCGCCACTATCCCCTATTGGGGCAGGGAAAACATACCTAATGAGAATTGGTGGGAGAACATAGCCAAAGAATTTCAAGAGGGATTCCAGTCTTACGATACCAAAAAATATGGGTTCTTTTTGAAGTATGCGGACAGGCAGACGGGTCGCTCTGTATTGGCAAACGTGAGCGAAATGGATTTGCGTGGCATAATACGTATGAGAGCGGCATACTTGACGGGCGATGCGGACTGCCATACCATACAGGAAATTTTGGACAATTACTACACAGGCAGCTACATAAGCGAGAGGTTCAATCCGCCAACTCTAATCTACAATATACACGTGGTATATGAGCAGACATTCATGATGCTCATAGCCACGAACCAGATTTTGAAGCCCGATGGTGTTGGCGTTGATTATGTGGTAATTCCGAAACAGGAATGGCCAGAAGGAGAAATTTAAGGAGGTTGATTATGGCAAAGATAAACAGAGAGAATGTAAAAGTGTTCGCGGGAAGCTCTAATACAGCGCAGGAGTTTGGCGTTGTGGGTTCGTTCGCGAGGCATAACCCGCAAGTTGCCTCTACTGCACCAATGCCGCCAACGGCAGAGCTAATAGAGACAATAGGCAACATTGCCTATGACAAGGGATTGAGCAATATAGTTGAAGACGGGCAGCAGCTCCCGACTATGGAGGAGTTCAACAGCCTCTTTTACCTATTCACAAAGTGGATTAAATACGGCTATCAAGAGGGCGTGGCTGAGTATAGCCCAAACGAAATTTACTACCCCCGTTCCATAGTCAAATACAATGGCAGGCTCTATCAGGCTATACAGAGCAATGCAAACGGGTTCAGCGGTGTAGCCCCCGATGCCCCCAACGCAGCGGGCTATTGGGGAAGGCTGTATCTAGCATCCAACTCTGTGGATGAGGACACCATAAATGACCGAGTTGTTACCGAGCGTAAGCTGGCGGATAATTCCGTCTCTGAGCGGACTATACAAAACGGCGCGGTCACATCAGCAAAGATAGGCAACGGCGCGGTCACATCAGCAAAGATAGGCAACGGCGCGGTAACCGTTCCCAATCTGGGTCAAGACGTGCTAGATTTAATTGAGGATATGTCCGTAGAGACTATTAGACTAAATGAAATTACACAGGGTAATTTCTCCTTAACCCCTTCATTTGTGCGATATGGGAAATTAGTTATTTTATCAGCTAAAATTTTTAATCCCAGCGGTACTTCTGTAAATACAGTTGATTTGCAATTACCAAATAACTGGAGTGTAAGTAATTTTGATTTATATAGTATATATTTCAGCGAAAAAATAACTGGTACTGCTAATATATACATTGAATTTGACGATTCAAATAACCTTCAAATACATAATTATAGTAACTTTGATAGCGGCGTATCACTAATTACTACTTTAAATTTAAGTTTTATTATTGACTAAATTTAATTTTTTACGCAGCGGACATTGTAAAGAGACTTATTATTAATGTCTCCGAAATCATATAATTTCATTATATTGTTGGAAATATAAAATATTCCTTCAAGCCAGCCTATGTGGTCTAAAAGTATTTTTTCTGATAGCTGCCAGCGAGCCTCTGTTCCTAAATGCAAAAATGATTCATCTTTGTAATATCCACTTGGCAAGGCGGTAAATCCATACTTATCTATGCCATTGCCTGATTTTATTTCGTGCGTATAAGGGTCTTCCCAATCTTCCCAACCGCTAGTAGCTTTCATATCGCGCCCAACCTCTGCATTTACTCCACCTGCAAAATCCCTTAGAGTAGTGAACTCTTCCAAGCTAGGCAAATGCCAACCATCTGGACATACTACCTTAGCTGTTTCCCAATTATACAATCTGCCGTACTTGTCGCAGTAGGCTACACTATCATTGTAGCACTTGCTTCCGCTTGCATTGAAATTCAAATTTTCTGCCAGCCAAGTTTGGCTGCCTATTCTAACATAAACATATTTTTTTCCATCTCTATCATCGCAGAATTGAGCCTTCTCTTTACCGTAATGCTCTCTCGTTGTGCCTTCAACAAAATCCTCGCAATAAACTTGAGTAAATACACTAGACGATGACATAGTTTCTTTGCTTGAACTAGAGTTATCCTCATCTTTAGTCTCTTTGTCCGTAGAGCAGGCAATGAGGGCAAGGCATAGGGCAAGGCGTTTCATAGGGCGGTCTCCGTTGGGTTATGGGGGTAACGTAGAAATTAGCCCAAAGTGCAAGCATACTTGACACTGCTCTCTTTGGTCATTCCATGATTCTTTTCCAAAGCAAGGGCAATATCGTCAAAACGCATACCCTTGTCCCTGAGCATAATGCAGTCCGCCACGAACTCTTTGGAAAGCTGGTTTCTGTAGAACGTGTATTTTTTCTTGCCGTTTTGCTCAATGCGGAACACCTTGTTGTATGTAGCCTTTATTTTCCGCTTGGGATAAAACACCAGCTTGCGTGTGCCGCCCTTTCTGCGGTATGCTCTGTAGCAGAACAGGAAATTGGTCTCGTCATCCGTGCAGCAGGCTTCCATGCGCAGCTTATCTAGCTCTGGCGGCTCTGTTAGCATAAATCCTCACCCAAACAGCTGCATTTGCTCATATCTATCCTCCACATCTACAGAAACATTTTTAAGCATATACTTTTTCGCATCGTTGTAGAAATTTTTCTTTATCTCAAATCCATAGCCGCGCCTGCCACATTCAGCACAGGCTCTTAATGTTGCACCGCTTCCAGCAACGGGGTCTATAACCACATCGCCCGCATCGGTGAAAATCTTTATCAGCTTCTTTAAAACATTGACAGGCTTTTGAGTTGGGTGCAGTTTTGGAACGTTATCATCTCTTTGCCACTCAAACCAGTTGAATATCATTTTGCCGTTGTTGTTGAACTTTGGGAGCTTATCCCTATACAATACCATAGCATATTCGGTAGCTCCCACTATCTTCATATTGGCTTTCAAAACTTGGCTACTATAACCCTTTATGAATATGAGCGGGAAGCTCTTGCAATAGCCGTGCTTTGCTCCATATTCAATTATCATTGGTATCTGCTCAAAGGCACAGAATATAATCATGGCGGGTGCTTTTCCCTTCTCTTTTGGCTCTGGCTTCATCATCTGTGTGCAGAAGTGCATATACTCCGCAACGCGAAAATCCTTGTCCGTGTCAAAGAATGATTTGTTCGCCTTGTCGCTCTCGCCGTTCTTGTTGTCGCCGTCTTTATACCATTGCGGGTTAGAGGCATAAGCGTTGTTGCCTAGATTATACGGAATATCGGCGATAATGAGTTGCGCCTTAGGTATGCCATATTTCTTGAAGTTTTGGAAATGGTCGTGATACAATTCTACTTTTGTCATAGCCTGAACCCCTCCACCAGCTTGATAGCCTCCTCTGCGCTGTAGCACACTTCAACGCGGCAGCCAGCTTTCCGCAACTTCACGTGAATATACTTTTGCGTGTCTGTTACATAGCCTTTGGGAGATTTCATTTCAATGTAGAGGTTATACTTTGGAAGGCATAAATCGGGCATACCTGCCAGAACTCCTTCATCTTTCAGGCGTTTAGCCGTGATTAAATTCCTTGCCCCGCCATTTGCGATAGCGAAAACAAGGATATTGTTCAGCCTGCACCAGTTGACAAAAGCTACCTGCGAGCGGTGTTCAATGTCTTTCATTTTGAACCTCCAAGAACATCTCTAATAATTACACCTAATATAATTCCAAGAAGCACTCCAGAAATCCCATCCCAATTAACACTTATTTCTTTTACCCAATCCAAATTCATACTGCCTCCCGATTGACTATGTGGCATCTAAGCCCTTGAATAAACCCGCAAAGCTCGCTTTGTTTATCCATGCCTCTTTCTGCGCCTAGAATTATCGCAAGCTCTTGCAGGTTCTTTATCTGCCTTTTCTTGGAGAATGTTTCGTCCATGCAGTTCTCCAAAGCGGTTCGCCATATTGCCTTTTGCCTCACGTTCCCTCCGGTTTCAATAGCTCTGGGTTGTCGTGGATATTTCCGATGACTTCTGGAGCCTCTTCATTATCGCTAAATATCATTGAGACTGTGTATATTTTTTCTATCGGCTTGTAACTAAATCCTACTCCTTCCCAAATAACTGAAAATATTTCCCATATCCCGTTGTGCTGGAATTTTACAATATCCCCCTCAAAGATTTTAACTCCGTTTTTGTCGGTCAAGCCCGTGAATTGCTCTACGGTTTCAGGAACAACCCAAAATGCCTCATCAGTGTCAAGGACTACATGATGTCCATCTTCTTCAATTACGTTTTGCGGGTATATATAAGGATTACCCTTGTTGGATATTATTAAAATTCCTTTTACCCATTTTTCAATATGGGCAAGTTTGCCTCTAAATTCTATTTGCCTCATACCACCTCCAATTCAAACTCTGGATTCCCCATATTCGCCAATATAGCCTCAAACTCCGCTATAGCCGCTTTGGACTGAGCCACACCTGTGTAGTTGCCGTTTATGTGCCTGCCGAGCAATATGCAGCCCTCTGTGTCTTTGGCGGTGTTCCCTGCGTGTATGCGTATGCCAGCGAAGCCCGCCACGTTTTGCAGTTCCCACATATACACCGCCGTTCCTGCCCTTTGGGAAGCCTTTGGGCTGTAAGTCTTTTTGACTTTGTATGTGCCATATGGAATAGCGGTGTCGCCTTTTACTTTCCACTCCGCTACCGTTGCAGGGTCTCCGTTGCCTCTAACAGGGTCTTCGCAGGTGTAGCACTCAAACAGCAGCTTGTCGGCTTGATGTAGCTTGAATGTGCCGAGCGTTTGCTTCGCTTGCAGCCATTTGCGGGTTAGGGTTGCTTTAAGCATATTGTTTCCTCCGTTTTGCATTAATTTTATTTCTATTTTTTGCATAATAATTTTTAGAATACTTTTTCAATTTTTCTTTATTATTTTGATAGTATTTTTTAAAATACATTACTTTAAATTTATGTTTTTTAGCCTTTTGTATGCTGGCTTCATTCATAAGCATTTCAGAGGTTTCAAGAATTACCATAAATTAAATCCTCCACCACGCTAAAATTGCAGAGGCAGGATTTGAACCTGCAATCTTTAGGAAAGCCACCCTAACGAGTTTATCAATTACTCTACTCTGCATTTTCATCCTCCACCTCATATTCTTCAGAATTTCCTTCTATACATTCTTCATAGTGACCTTTTGATTCATAGCAATTACTGCACAGGCTTAGTTGGCACACTGGGCAAGTATTTAAAATTACTATTTCTCCGCAATTATCGCAGGTTTTATCATCTATCATTTTCCCAGCCTCCACCATTTTATTCCTTGAAAGTAATTTTCTTTTAAAAACTCATAAGGCTTTTCTATCATATTCCCAAAATCATTTACGGAACAAAAAAATCCTGTGCAATTAACCTCGTGCCTTTTGGGTTCTTTATTATCCGTTAAATATGTATCTAAACAATTTGCCTTACCTTCTTTTTGCAGTTGTTTTTCAATTTCAAGCCATTTATTAAATATATCGGGGTGATGCTTTTTTACATAATTCCAATGTGCTTTACCCGCCTTTATGCAAGGAACGCAATTATTATGAGTGTCGTGCCTGTAATGCTCTTTTAAATCCAAGCCATTTTTTGCCAATATGTCAAGCGTTTGTATTTTATCTATTTTTAATTCTATCAACGGAAAGCAACCGCGCCCCTTGAATAGTATAAACTTGGCAGCTCTCTTAATTTCTTTTTTTGAATAGTCATAGCCAAGCACATCTATATAATCATTATCGTGATAGACTTCCTTGCAGTATTTTAATAGCAAATCTTGTTTTAAAATTCTCGTGCAGTAGTTGCATAATTTGGTATTTTGATAATGCCCATATTTAAGAACTAAATCCTCTAATTTTTTCCCGCTATTTAAAATCGTAATATGGCAGTTAAAATAATCTCTTGCTTTGATTATTATTTCATTCATAAATGGCAGATGCGAATTTGTTTCGCAAAAAACAATATCGCAATTTTCAACACCGAAATTTTCAAGTGCTATTTTTGTAGCAAGTATGCTACTCGCGCCGCCGGAGAAATTACAGAGGTATCTCATTTCAGCCTCCACCATTTTAAGAACTTCCCAAACGGGTCATCTTCTGCCAAATTGAACCAATAGGCAATACCGCCCTTGTCGCGCCACCGCTCGCACTCTGCGGCGTTGTCGTCAATAAGCAAATCCGTTGGGTGCTCGCAGTGAACGGACTTGTCGGGGGCTTCATAAACAGATATGTACGGATAGCCCAACGGATTTTCTATATTATCTTCAATCCATTTTCGCTTTACTTCTGAATTATCTATAGTTAGGAAATTTAAACCAAAGCAATCAGCCTCGTTAATCCATTCTAAAAGCAAATCTAGCCATTCTTGCGGTTCTGCCACAGCGTAGAACTCTGCGGGGGTTATAGGCTCGCCCCACTTCCACACGCCGAACTCATTATGTTCCAGCTCTACCCCGAACTCCTTCGCCGTGCCCACGAAATCCACGCACACGCCGTCAATGTCAATGTATATCATTCGTTGCCTCCGTATGGTATAAATTTTAAAGACACTTCTGCTCTATACCCTATACCCCCAAAGTTTGCTCGGAAGTCATTCCAATGGTCGCGTAACCAATACATAGCTTCTCCAAGTGCAAAATCGCTTGTTGATATTATTGTGTTAAAAGTAGCCTTGCGGCTTTTTAGCTTACTCATATTACAGCCTCCCCGCAAAAATCTTTCAGCACTCTGAACTCAATCACTTTCACAACAGGGTTGCTATCCCAGCCGTAGCCACGCTTGGCGTTGATGCTGTCCCATATTTGGATGAATTCCAGCCTTACATCGTTTGGGTCTTCGCTAGTGTATGGAGTTCCCTCCTTTAGCAAATCTGGTGGAGGAATATCATTAAGCCTCTCCTCTCTCACCGCTTCCACTTGCAAATACAGGCGGCAGGCTTCGCGGGTCATGTGGTAGGGGGAACGCCATGTTACATCATCTGGGTCATTTGCTATTGAACTCCAATAATCGCCGTTCTTATCTCTGAAATCAGCTTTATACACAGGTCTTCCGTAGTTTGTGAGAGCGAACGTCTCCCTAACCCACAGCACATCGCCCACATCGCACTTGTATTTGATGCGGCGGGTCTGCGTTTTGCGACCGTCAAGGATAGCACGAACCATATCGGTGGTGAATAAGATGGGGCGGTATTTCATTTGCCATGCCTCCTGTTGTATTCATCTTTCCTAGCTTGCTCTTTCGCGGCTACAGCGGCATTGTAGCTTTCAGCCTTTTTCAAACGCTGTTGCAAACGAAAGTATCTTGCATTAAACGCCTTATTTCTTAAACGCTCCATTCTTTCATATTCAGTTTCAGTTTGGCTTTGCATTTTCCACCTCCCAAGGATATTGCTGAATTAGCTCTTTGCCCCAAATTCCCTTTAAGGAATCTTTCATAAAGATTGGAATATTTCTATTTTCACAAAATTTTACTATGCTTTCTAACCATTCAAGTTTTGGGATAACTTTATTTTTTCGGTTTCCAGTTTCCGCGCCGAGTATAAGCCATTTGAAGTTTATTGGAAAATCCCTAATCGGTTCTTCAATAGGCTCATAGCTTAGAAAGAAATTATATTCCCCTATGATAAAAGGCAACATCTCTAAGTGAAGCGGTTTAGTAATTGTAATGCCAAACCAAAATTTATCCGAGAGAATTTCTTTGCGGTGTAAATCTTTATACCTATTAGGGTTTTTCGTTAAAAACAAATACCTGTGTTGCGGTGCTTTTTCGCAAGCATCAAACACCGCTTTAATCCACTTGTCTGGAACCCAGTCGCCGAATAAATCAGCCATTGAGCAAACGAATATGTTCTGCGGCTTTTTGCATTTCTGCGGTTCGTCTAGGCGGTATTTGTGGAATGTGGGGTTAAAATCGTAAGGCAAAGAAATATATTTTCCTTTGATTTTTTGCCGTTCTTCCAAGCAAACTAAACTAGCTCCATCGTCTTTAGATAAACCACTACCAAACCGCTTCGCAAATTTGCGAGCATAGCAATACTCGCAGTTATGCAGGCAACCCGTGACGGGGTTCCAAGTATATCCACCATTGAGCCACTCTATCTTTGTTTTGTTCATAATTCCTCCTTTTGTTCCTGTTCATCTTCTTCGGGCTGGTCATCGCTTGTCCATTGCCATTCAACTTTTGTCGGATCTCCAGAGTATATCATATTGCCTCCTGGTCTAAATCCTTGTAAAATACAGCTGAACTAACCTCGTCAAAGGTATATCCCTCGTATTTTTTAGCAAGTGTAATTCTCTCCTCGCTATTCATTTTTGCCCACTCATTTTCAGTTGGCAATTTTACTTTTTTGTTGTTGATTATTTCTTTATACCTTTGAACCTTTTTTAAGATTTTTTCACGTGCTTCTTTTTCTTCGTCTATTTTTGCTGGAGCAGCACAAGCCTGTTTAGTTCCGCATAGCTCGCGGTATTTTATGCTCGACCTTACTTTTGCCTCGTTGTAGCTCTCCCAACGCCGCTGGTTTATCCAAGTGGATAAATGCGGGATTCTTTTTTCTTCCTGCCATTGCTCTTTATCTTTTTCAAAAAACAGAACGGCAAGCAAAAAATTCACATCGGGCAAATCGGAATTTTCCCAAGCCTCAAAAGCCTTGATTTTGCTTGTGCCTTCTGTGCGTGGGTAAAAGCTCCAAACTCGCAAAAAGTCCGCTGAGTAGTTTAAGTTTTTTTGTAAATTTTCTTTTCTTTTTTTTGTATTTTTTTCTTTTAAATAAATGGTACGTTTAACATCATATTCGGTACAGTTACTTGTACGGTTACATTGCTCTATGTCCCCAAC